ATACTCATACTCATATTTGTATTTGACCCTCTCGCTGTACTGCTCTTAATCGCCGCAAACATATCATTAAGACAATGGCGTATGAAAAGACAACTTACTCAATCACAAAAACAAGAGGATATTAAGAGTAAATTAGAACGTCAACAAAAGAAGTTAAAAAAACTAGGACAAAAACAAAGAGATTATAAGAAATTAGTGGCAACAATGGGTGATTTTAAAGATATGTCACCTGATGAAATCAAAGTAAAACTAGACCAAATTTACGATTGGAATGACAAAAATTAAGGGTTGACAAATACGTTAAATTATGATATATTATAGAATGGAGGCTATATGATAACACTTGAAGATATGAAACGATTGAAACTACCACACCTAACAGTTGACCAAATTAGACGGTTGACAAACGCAGAAAATACGTGTAAGATATCTACAACCGATTGGTCAAAAAACTATTGGTTTGAGGTGTTTAGAAAATTATGTGAGAAGTATGGTTGTATGGAATACTTTAGAAAGGTGATACATTAATGAATATATTTTATTTGGACAAAGATCCTATCAAAGCAGCAGAATATTCGTGTGACAAACACGTTGTTAAAATGATTTTAGAATCTGCTCAAATGTTATGTACGGCTCATAGAGTAAAAGACGGTGAAATGGTTGTTGGTAAATCCACAACTGGTCGTAAAAGAACTACTTACAAACACCCTAATTCGAATATGGATAAAATATTATATGGTGCGGGTTGGTTAAAACACCCTAGTTGTATTTGGGTTATGGATAGTGCTTATAACTATATGTGGTTATACAAACATATGATGGCACTTGGTGATGAATATACAAAACGATATGGTAAGATACATCTAACTATTACAAAACTAGGTGACTTACTCAAAGACCCACCTAAAAATGCTAAAGTAAATAAAATTGGTACAGACGCTACACCTGCAATGCCAGATGAGTGTAAAGTACCTGGCGATGTAGTTGAAAGTTATCGTAAGTATTACATTATGAAAAAAAGAAGTTTTGCTACTTGGAAAGCTCCAGCTGTTGTGCCAGAATGGTACGCTGAAGGTATACAAAAACAATAAGGATATTATGGACCAGTTATTTGAAACAATGAAAGCAATAGAGGCGCAATACTTACAACCTCATAATTTTAAAGCTTATGATAATTATAGTTTACCTAGTGAGATAGTTAAATCTAGTAAATCTGTATTATCTTATGGTGTACATAAAGATGTTAGATTTGAACAAGCTATGTTAGATGAGAATCCACATTTGGATATACATTGTTTCGATCCCACGCCAGATAGTATTCGACTATTTGAAACAAATTTTAATCATAAAGAAAAACTTAAATTTTATCCTATCGCATACGCAAAAGAATCAGGTACAGCAGAATTTTTTTATCATAAAAATGATTTAAATAAATGTTATTCATTACTTCCGTTGTTTGGAGAAAATAGTGCTTCTATAAAAGTACCTACAAAAAGTTTAGTTGATTGTATAAGTGACCATACTCCATTTGGTGTTGATATTATAAAAGCAGATATAGAAGGTGTATGGTATGATATTTGTAAAGAAGTATTAGATCACAATATAGAGTTTAAAGCTTTCTTAATCGAGTTTGAAATAAAACTTATAGATAATGAAAAAAGTATTAGTCAATATGAAGAACTATTAAAAGAATTTAAAAACAAAGGTTATAGTTTGTATTTAAATAAACCTAGAAATAAGCATATTAGTGAAGCTATCATTTTAAAAGGATTGGATTATGCCAGGTAAGTGGGATGGTAAAAGCAGAACTAGTAATCCTAAATTTAGGGAAGAGTACAATAGAATCTTTAAAACAAATCCTATTGCCAAAGAGGTAAGAACACCAAAGTATAAACCTAAAGTTGTTAAACCTAAAAAAGGTAAGGGTAGTTTTAAAAGAACAAAAGAACCAGAAGATGGATGGAGTGGAATAGTATGATAATAAGAGAAATGACAGAAAAAGAAAAAGAAATATTAAGAAAAGGTTTAGAAGAATCTGAAGTAAAGGAGACAGATAATGGCTGAATATAATAGAAAAAATGTAATACAAGCAATTAAAGATCACGCAAATGGACATATTAAAAAGCATTCAATGAATGTTGAGATTTATTTAAAGAACGCCGCAGGAATTGGTGAACACCCTGATGTATTAGAAGCAATAGAAAAAGAGTTAGAAGTAATTGCAAAGTATGATGACCAAATAAGCGTACTAAATAAATACTTTGAACAAGACCCCTTAAAACCAATTAAGTAATGCCCATTTACACATTTAAAAACAAGAAAACTGGTAAAGAGTTTGACGAAATGATGTCGATTGCTGATATGGAAGAGTATTTGGATAAGAACAAACACATCACCCAAGTTATCAAAGGAATAAATATAGTTAGTGGAGTACAAGGCGTAAGTTATAAAACGGATGGTGGTTGGAAAGAAAATATGCAAAGAATAGCAGAGGCGCATCCAAATAGTGCATTAGCTAAACAATACGGAAAGAAGTCTATCAAACAATCTCAAACAGAAAACGTATTAGCAAAACATAAAAAAAGATTAAGAGGTAAAAAATAATGGCTGACGATTTACCAGATTATATGCGTGGGTTTGATCTCAATGAAGATTGGGGTATCACGCCTGTATCAAACATACCAAAAGAAGAAACACAACCAACAATTGACCCTAGTGTCATAGAAAATTCAAATATAGAACTATCAAAAGTAAAATCAGATGTATCAGATATTAAATCTATGATGAATGAGATCATGCAGATTGTCTCCGAAAAAGAAACTATAACAAAGGAGATTTCTGATGAACAAGTAATTCAAAGATTTAAGGATATTGAAAAGATTGTACTACCATTTTTGTACAATCTTTCCAAATCCGATGAGCCATATATTCATTGGCCTAATAGAGGTCCAATCATAAAAGCTCAAATAGAAAAGTTACTAAAACTAACGAGAGGATAATTATGAACTTGAACGTTAAACAATATCATAAAGAACTAAAAAAACAAGTAAACGAAACTGAAGACAAAAGACGTAATGATAGAACATCAACTACTTGGTATCAACTCAGAGAGTTAAAGAAACTAAAATTAAAGGCAAAGGAAAAGTTAAATGAAACTAAGCAATAATTTTTCACTAAAAGAAATGATCGCCAGTCAAACGGCGGTTCGTATGGGTATTAACAACAATCCAAGTGAAGACCATATGAATAATTTAAAAGCTTTATGTGAAAACGTTTTACAAAAAGTAAGAGATCATTATGGTAAAGTAGTAACTATATCGAGTGGTTACCGTAGTCCAGAACTATGTTTAAAAATAGGTTCTAGTGTCAATTCACAGCATGCGAAGGGTGAAGCAGCTGACTTTGAAATATTTGGAGTTAGTAATGCTGAATTATGTAAGTGGATTGCTGATAACTGTGAGTTTGACCAAATGATTTTGGAATTTCATAATTTAGATGAACCCAATAGCGGTTGGGTACACTGCTCATACAAAGCAGATGGTGATAATAGAAAACAAATTCTGAGGGCATATAGGGACACTGCTGGTAAGACCAAGTACGAACCTTATAATCCACAGTGAAAGGAAGATAGGGCGGAATTATTAAAGTCGCCTGATAAAATAGCAGATCATATGCTAGATTATCGTTCAATTTAGACTTGACAGTTTGATAAAAATATGATATATTATAATGATACAATAAATGAAAGTGAAATATTATGGCTAAAAAAGAATTTAATTTTGTAGAACTAGACAAGTCTAAATTACCAGTCACAAAAGGTAAAAAAGTTGATGGTTTTCGTTTCTATGATATAGACGGAAAAGGTTATCCATCAGTTACAACAGTATTAGGTATTCGTAAAAAAGAAGAACTCCAAAAATGGCGAGATAGTATTGGTGAGAATGTTGCCAATTGGGAAATGAATAGAGCTGCTCGTAGAGGTAAAGCAACTCACACATTAGTAGAACAATATTTAAAAGGTCAGACACCTAGTGAACGTGGCGTATTGCCATTAGGGTTATTTAAACTATTAAGACCTTATGTAGATCAGATTGACAATATTCATTGTTTAGAAACAATCTTATACAGTAAAAAATTAACAATCGCTGGTCAAGTAGATTGTATTGCTGAATATAATGGTAAACTATCCGTTATTGATTTTAAAACAGCAAACAAAGAACGACAAGAAGATTGGATTGAGAATTACTTTTTACAAACAACTGCTTACTCTATAATGTATGAAGAACTATTTGGTAAGCCTGTTGAACAAATTGTAATATTACTTGCTGCCGAAGATGGAACTGTTGCTTCATATGTTAGAGAACGTAAAGACTATATGGCGAAACTTGAAGAATCAATTCAAGCATTTTATAAATATTATGAAGAAATAAATAAAGATAAAATCAAGCAAGAAGATTAAAAAGGTGGCCCACGTTTTATCGGATAAAAGAGAGGGCTATGAAAAAAATAATAATAGGATTATTCCTATCAATCTTTAGTTTTAATGTTTATGCTGATCACGCAGATGACTATGGCGATTATTACTTTCAACAAATACCAGCTTTGTGTTCAACACCAGAAAAGATAGAAAACTATCTTAAACATTATAACTTTAAACCAGTAAGTATATCATTAGGTAGAGAAGGTATGGTAGAAGGCGGACAACCCGTTTTTATGATAACATACTATATAACTGCTGATGGTACACAATCTGCTGTAACGATAGACGTGCCAAGTGGTATTGAAAGATGTATAATGTATCATACATTTGATTTAACAACACCACAATAACATTGACAAATTAAGTCAAATATGTTATATTATAAATGTTATAACAATGGTGGTGAACGCTAGCGTAAGTAACCACCATACCACCGAAAGGGGTGTGAAAATGAATAGTAAAGAATTTAGTTTAAAAATTGAGAGTATAGTAAAAGAAAAAAGAATATCCTATATGGATGCTGTTGTTTTATATTGTGAAGAAAATGATATAGACACATCAACAGTATCACCATTAATTTCAAAATCATTAAAAGAAAAAATACAGGTAGAAGCATCTAATTTAAGAATGCTAAAAATACCAAGATGTGGAGTATTGCCTATCTAATTTATGTATGGTGGATTTGACGTTTATAAAGTATACTTGGGTGTTAAGTTACACTTTACAACAAAAACATATGACTATATAAAGTACGGTGGAAAAGTAAATGCAACACTTGATAGTTTTACAAAAAGAAAAGATAGATACTTTTTTCACAAGTTGAGTACAAAATATGGAAAAGATAATATACTTGATTTCTTTGTTGCTAACTTTCTTGCAGATAGCAAGAGATGGGTTGGTAATCTTTTGGAAAATGATGGTAGAGATGTTTATTTGGATTATCGAAAACGTAAAGAAGCATTTACCTATCACTTTAGAAACGATTGCGTATTGGTGCGTGATGATTTTTCTGCTCGTGGCCTTTCTTTTGATAATGGTTTTCTCGCTATTGATGGTCAGCATCCTAGACTTCTACGATTACTTATCCAAAAAAAATTGGCGATACAAACCGCAGTCGTGTTTGACCACTTCTTATCGTTTGTTAAAAATTGG